ATATGAAGTTGCAGGTCAAATTATAAAATCAGTTGCAGACACCACTGATAAATTAATGGATCTCCAAAAAAAGGTTAAGGAAGTAGATGAGGATAAAAAACAAACAACTAACAACGTGACAAATAATGCATTGTTTGTAGGTTCAACTTCTGAATTGTCAAAGATGTTAAAACAAGGAATACTAAATAATAAAGAGAATTCTAGTTCTAATGAGTGATTCTGTAACGATAGAAAATTCTGATGGCGAATCTTTTGCGGAAGTAATTGATATTATTGGTGTATCTGAAATTAAAAAATCATTTCAACAATCAGTGAAGGAAGGATCACTTCATAAGTGGTTCAAAGGTTCAAAATCAAAAGATGGCAAACCTGGTTGGGTGAATGTTGTCACTGGAGGAACTTGTGCAAGTGATGAAAAAGGTGAAGGAACACCTAAATGTGTTTCTGCATCAAAACGTGCTAGTATGACAAAAGCAGAAAGACTCTCTGCTGCTCGTAGAAAAAAGAAAGCAGATCCAGGTCAACAAGCAAAAACTGGTGCTGCAAAACCAACTTATGTCTCAACTGATAGTCCAAGGAAAAAGAAAATGAAAGAATCTTATGGTGGAACAGGTGTGTCTAGAAAAGCAAGACTAGCATCAACACATCCTCCTACAGCACAAGCAGCTATCAAAAACATTCCTACAGAGACTGATAGAGGTTCAGGTAATAAGGCAAAGAGAAGAGCAGGAATGCCTGTTGAGAAAAAAAGTCCAACTTATAAGGCATATGTTGCAAATAAGAAGTCAGATAACATGAGTGAATCACATTATGGTAAATCAGTTAATAAAATTCCAAAAGAATTAGATAAGTCAGTTGCATTACATAGTAGTCAGGCAAAGAGACTAAGGGCATCTAATGAATTTAAAAAAGATGCAGGTAAAGCAGCAAATAAAATACCTGGTCAACTTGATAAGGCAGTTGCTATGCATGCAAAACAAGCAAAGACACTTAGAGCAGCTGGAGTAAAGGAAACATTTTCAAATTGGAGAGAGGAAGTTAAAAGAGATGAATATGGTGATATAGTCGGTGGTCCTAAAATTTCAAAGAAACAGAAAGCAAAAAATCTTGCATCAAGTGTAGAGTATTTTGATTTACCATTAGAAGTTGAAATACCTCATACAGATGCAACATTTAGACTTGGACTTATGTTCCGTGAAAGTTTAGATGTTGATAAAGGAATGTTATTCATATTTGAAGAAGTTGGACAACATTCATTCCATATGAAAAATACTAGTATTCCACTTGATATTGCATTTGTTAGGGAAGATGGAATAGTTGAAAGTATAAAAGAATTAACACCATTTAGTAATCTACCTGTATATTCAGATGGTGAAGTTCTATTTGCAATTGAAGCAAATCGTGGTTGGTTTGCAGAAAATAATGTAGAGATTGGAGATGAGATAGTTCTAGGAGAAGCAAAAGACAAAAAAGGCAAAGGTAGTGGTACAAAAGATGCTTGCTATCACAAAGTTAAATCAAGATATTCAGTATGGCCAAGTGCTTATGCATCTGGGGCATTAGTTAAATGTCGTAAAGTTGGTGCTGCAAACTGGGGTAATAAATCAGAGTCAGTTGAAATGAAAAATTATCTCGATAAGAAAGCAAAAAAATTAGACAAACAAAGATCTGCACAACCTGATCGTTATAAAAATAATCCTGCTTTTGATAGCACTTCACCTGATAGTAAAGATCCAGCTGTTGCTAGATCAAGAGCAAAGTATGAAGAATATAACTTAGAAGAAGCAAAGAAAAAGAAGAAAGCACAAAAGTGTTGGCCAGGTTATGAAAAGAAAGGAACCAAAATGATGTTTGGTAAAAGATACAATAATTGTGTCAAGAAAGAAGAGTTTTCAAACTGGAGAGAGGAAGTAGGTTACGAGGGTAAGGACGACTCAAAAAAGATTGAAGAAGCCAAGAGTCCTGCTTGGCAGAGAAAAGAAGGTAAGAGTGAATCAGGTGGATTGAACAAAAAAGGTGTTGCATCATATCGTGCTGCAAATCCTGGTTCTAAATTAAAGACTGCTGTTACAACAAAACCTTCTAAGTTAAAGAAAGGATCAAAAGCGGCAAAGAGGAGAAAGTCATTCTGTGCTAGAATGAAGGGTATGAAAAAAAGATTAACTTCAGCAAAAACTGCAAGAGATCCAGATTCAAGAATAAATAAATCACTTCGTAAGTGGAATTGTTGATAAATTATGACTGATAATGTATACCTTGGCAATCCGAATTTAAAAAAAGCAAACACTGCTCATGAGTTTACACAGGAGCAGATAATAGAATTTGTCAAATGTAAAGAAGATCCTGTTTACTTTGCAAAAAATTACATTAAGATTGTTTCTCTTGATGAGGGTTTGACTCAGTTTCATCCTTATGATTTCCAAGAAAAGTTAATTAAAAACTTCCATGAAAACCGTTTCAACATATGTAAGATGCCTCGGCAAACGGGTAAATCTACTACATCTGTATCATATCTATTACATTATGCTGTTTTTAATGACAGCACAAATATTGGTATTCTCGCTAACAAAGCAGCCACTGCCCGTGATTTACTAGGTAGATTACAAACTGCATACGAAAATTTACCTAAATGGATGCAACAGGGCATCATATCTTGGAATAAAGGATCACTGGAGTTAGAAAATGGATCTAAAATACTTGCAGCATCTACCTCTGCCTCTGCAGTTAGAGGTATGTCTTTCAACATTCTTTTTTTGGATGAGTTTGCCTTTGTTCCTAATCATATTGCTGAGTCATTCTTTGCCTCAGTATATCCTACTATCACTTCTGGTAAAAACACCAAAGTAATAATGGTATCTACCCCTCACGGGATGAATCATTTTTACAGATATTGGCATGATGCAGAGAGAGGAAAGAACGAATATATCCCAACAGATGTTCACTGGTCTGAAGTACCAGGTAGAGATGATGTATGGAAAGAACAAACAATTGCAAATACATCTGAACAGCAATTTAAAGTTGAGTTTGAATGTGAGTTCTTAGGGTCTATCAATACTTTAATAGCACCATCTATACTAAGAAACATGGTGTATGAGACACCACTCACAAAGAATGCAGGACTTGATATTTACGAAAAACCAGAAAAAGATCATAATTATATCGTTACGGTTGATGTTGCAAGGGGTCTTGGTAATGATTACTCTGCTTTTATAGTATTTGATGTTACTCAATTTCCCTATAAAGTAGTTGCAAAGTATAGAAATAATGAAATTAAACCTATGTTATTTCCAAATGTAATACTTGATGTTGCAAAAGGGTATAATAATGCGTATGTGTTGGTTGAGGTAAATGATATTGGAGATCAAGTTGCAAGCATCTTACAATTTGATCTTGAATATGAAAATTTACTAATGGCATCAATGAGAGGTAGAAACGGACAAATAGTAGGTCAAGGGTTCTCAGGAAAGAAAACACAATTAGGTGTAAGAACAACTGCAGCAGTAAAAAAACTCGGATGTAGTAACTTGAAAACTTTAATTGAAGATCATAAATTACTTACTTGTGATTATGAAATCATATCTGAATTGACAACCTTTGCACAAAAACACAACTCATTTGAGGCAGAGGAAGGATGTAATGATGATTTAGCTATGTGTCTTGTTATCTTTGCATGGTTAGTACAGCAGGAATATTTCAAAGAAATGACTGATAATGATATAAGAAAGAGGTTATATGAGGAGCAAAAAAATCAAATTGAACAAGACATGGCACCATTTGGATTTATTCAAACTGGATTAGAGGATACAAGTTTTGTTGACAAAGATGGTGATGTATGGCATACTGATGAATACGGCGATCGTTCCTATATGTGGGATTATTACTAATGACTTACTTTCTTTTAGTTGGATCAAGTTTTTTCAATTTTTGTTTTTATATTTTTGCGATTGGTTTTGTTATCGCATTAGTATTAGAACAAGTTGTAAGAAGACAGGGTGATGAATTAAATATTCTCATTGTTACAACTAATAGAAAATTTTGTTGGCAACAAGCATGGGTGGTAAATATTTTTTGGTTTCTATGCAATATACTATTATATTTTTCAACCAGATCATCTGTACCAGTTGGTTCTGATTTAATATGGAGAGGGGATTTGTGATAAATGAAAAAATTAAACGATGGTTAAAAAATTGGAAACTCAAAAGACTTTTATCAAAATCATCTCCTAATAAAAAAATAATCATAACTGACAACAAAGATGGTTCACAAACAATCTCAATAACATGATCGCACCCGAAGTTATTAATAAGTCATTAGATGATATACGTCCATATATCGAATCAGATGGTGGATATTTAGAATTTGTAGAAATAGATTATAATTTAGATGAAGATGTAAGAATGTATTATGGAGTAAGAGAAGGTGAAGAAGCTGCAATAGTTAAAGTTAGATTACATGGTGCATGTGAATCATGTGTTATGAGTGCTCAAACTTTAAAGATGGGGATTGAAAGACATCTTACTATGAATTTTCCAGAAGTGGTGGGTGTAATACAAGTTTTATAGTGCATGTAGGTTACATGAAAAAGGGCATTTTAATAAATAATTTCAGAAATAATCTGAGATTCGGAGAATAAAGATGCCACTAAATTTAGCATCTCCTGGAATTGTAGTTAGAGAAGTTGACCTTACCGTTGGTAGAGTAGACACTGCATCTGATAAAGTCGGTGCTTTAGTTGGACCTTTTGCCAAAGGATCAGTTGACCTTCCAATTTTGGTGGAGAATGAACAAGATTTATTAGACAATTTTGGACAACCATACTCTGCTGACAAGCATTATGAGTATTGGATGACTGCATCATCATACTTATCATATGGTGGTCCATTAAGAATTGTCAGAGCAGACGATGATGATCTGAAGAATGCATTTGCAGGAACAGCATCAGACATAAAGATAAAAAGCACAGAG